AATAGTGAACTTTGGTTCACCATAATACTGAACTAACTCACGCTGACTAGTAACAATAATTGGTTTCTTAGCGTAAGGAGCAGTAGTGTATATTGCGGCAGTGCCGTCTGGTGCCTTTTTGTCTGCGCCAGTGGCTAAAACAATAAGAGGAACAGTACCGCTACCTGCGCTGGCGTATGCGCTTTCGTCAATAATCGAAACGCTTACACCTGGGGAAACTAGCTGAGCCATATAAATATCTCCGTAATCTAAGGGCTTTTCCTACCCTTCATAGAGATATTTAGTATAAATTTTGTTTTTGAGCCTATTTAGCGGAAAAACAAAATCTTAAGGTCACTGGGCAATAGTAGCAAGTTGTTTATACAAGTCGTCAACGCTACCGTTGTTATCAACAATGGCATCAAAACTAGTACCAACCCAAGCAGTTTCACTGGCATGAATGCCTTCTTGTTTAAGCCATTCTGCCGCTTTTGTTGAGCCACCATTTGCTTGACTGGCAATATCATGCCAATGTGGTAAAACACCACGCTGTACCCAAATTACTGTACCACCTGCATTTTTAATGGCTAAAATTTCATTAGGAAAACGACAATCACTAATAACAATATTATCCGAAGCATTGCGTAGTCGAGCCTCTAGGCTAGCAATCCATATATCATCATGGAAACTCTTACGGCATACTTCTGTGCCCCAGTATTGTAGTACCCAACGAGGTGTTAGTGTAGGCATTGCTAGTCGTTCTGCCCACCACGGGTCTACCTGTTCACGCCATTCGCGGGCTTGTTTTGTACGGCCTTCAAGGAGTTCCCGATCCCAACCAAATACTGCGGCCACTGCATCTTTGAGTGTGGAGGCAAAGGAGTCTCTGCGAAACTCGTGGAAGTTAACTAGGTAATCTGCGGCGGTGTCTTTGCCAGAACCAATAAAACCACAGATACCAATAATTTGTTTAGTCATGTGCTAATATAACACAATTGTAACAGCAAAACAATATCAGTTTAGCCAATAATAAAGCCAAGCGGTGTGCCGCCTTCGCTGTAGGTTTTGAGTTCTTCTTCTAGCTTTTCAATTTCAGCAGTTGCTTGATTGATCAAGTCTGAACCGTTTAATTGTACCCCACCCTGTGGGCCAGCTAAACTAGCAAATTTGCTACGAGCTTGTCCTAGCATTAGTTTAGCATTAGCTAATGCATAGTCGCGTAGCCATGGACTAGCACTAACATCACTTAGTAGGTCTTCATCTGGACGATAGTTATAAGTGTGTAAGATGACTGGTTCATCTGCTTTGACATATCTGTCAATGTGTAGGTGTTTTCTTGTAGACGACCATTGGAATGTAACGTAAGCACCAAACATTCTACCAAGCATTTCTCGCTGTCCCATCCACATATCAAAGGTAGCAAGGCCTTGTCCACGTGCGGCATTTAACATATACATGTTTAAGTAACCAGCTTCAAATGGTTCAAAGTTTGTAGCTGTTGTACTAACGCCACCTGCGCTTTGACGATAGATAACTTTAACATCAATAATTTCTTTGGGTAAGTAGTAATCTGCTTCGCCTGTCTTCATATTTAAAATCATGAAGCTTTCTTCTACAGCACGACTTGATCGTTGACGATACTTAGAAATAGCCTTATCAATGGCCATGTCGTAGTGTTCTTTATCTAATTCAACATCAACCATGCCACCACCGAGTTGTAACTCGATGTATTTTGATGCACGTTGATGTTCAGTTTGTTTAATATCTTCCATGTAGTGTCTCCGATAGTATTTACCGGAGACACTGGATTAAAAGTTACTTAATAGCACGTAATAAGATTGTATCTGGCGAAATGCGTCCTTTAAGCTTAGTTTCTACTGCTTTTATAGTGTCCATAAACTTGCGGAGTCCAGGTTTGCCTTGTGTTTTAAAGCTTGCTAATTGTTCTACAGGTTTACGTAATGTTTTGGTAGTGCTCTTAATCTCATCGTAGCCAATGATAGCACTACCCTTAACACCCAGCTGTCCTACAACCATATCACCATGCATTGCTACAACAAAACGTCCCAGCTTGCGTGTTTTGGTGTTGTAAGTCCACAGCTCGCTCATGCCCAAGATCTCTGTTGGGTTAATACTCTTAAGCCCAAGTTCTGCAAATTCTTTAAGGAACTTAAGACCTTTAACTTGGCGCTCTGGTGGAACAGGTTTGCGTTTAGGTTTGGCACGTGTAGCAATTTTACTAGTTTTATATGCGCTGGCATCGTTAATGATGGCTTCGTAAAACTTAATAATGTTCTTGGCATCGCGCTTACCTAGGTGTTTATAACCTTCAAGCAATTGGGCATCTGTACCTTCTAAGAATTCATTCATCTCATCAATCTTAGGCTGGATAATGTCTGCAATTTTTGTAGAGTATTGTACCGCAATATTTTGTGCAGACAAGAACTTGAAAGTAGAAAACTCTTTACCACTTGTAACATACTCGTCAATGGCACCTTCAATCTCGCCCATTGCTTCACTAAACTTTTCAGCTAGGCGGTCTTGTATTGTTTCTTTTTTAACTTCAGGCTTTGCTTCTGTATCTTCCTCGGGCTCATTGTTATCATGCGTACCTGATTTAATGGAATCTGCAATCGCACCACGCAACCATGCGCCAGTGTCCTTACCGCTGTTAAAGCTTTCGTGTACTTCTGGCATACCGCGGAGCAAGCAAGCGGCAATAGCACACATAGTGCTACTTAAACGGCTATCTTTGAGTTTACGGAACGTGTTAATTTCATCTTTGCCGTAGCTATTCAGTTCCATCCATTCTACAACTTTTAATCGAATGTCCTTTATTGATGACTCAAGGCGATAGTAAGACATTGCTGTACGGAAATGGCTTGTAAATTTTGTCTCGTCCCATTCTTGAGCGCCATCCCAATGTGGGCTAAGGTCTCGGGCTGTTTTGGTACGATGTGCAATTACTTGCTTCTTAGTTACACGAGCTGGTTTAGCAGGTGCCTTTTTGGTTGCTGTAGCCATTTTTACTCCTAAAAGTGTTAAACGATTTGTCTATTATAACTTATCTTTGCGGCTCTGTCAAGTATATAAAACCGGTAAATAAAGTATAAATCAAGGACCACTTTACACTATGCCACGAATTTCGCTTTGGAAAAACGCAAAAACCAAAGATTATCATTTTCAGGACCGATTAATCCGGGAAGCAATCAATGCTGGCGGAACTACTATGTTGGTCCACAAATATCTTGGGCCTGCGGCAGTAGAAGATGGTTCTGATCCTGCTAAACCAAACTTAAACAAAAAGGACCAGATTACAGAACTTGACATCCAGGATATTTTGTTTATGGAAAACCGCGATCGTGTTTATGATACAAACATATATGAATTGCGCGGTAGTTACAATGTGAGTGATCAAGACTTTGACCTAAGTCAATTTGGTCTGTTCTTAAATTCAGATACACTGTTTATTACATTTCACACTAACGAAATGGTAGAGCGTCTTGGACGCAAACTAATGCCTGGTGATGTGATTGAGTTACCACACTTAAATGATGACCTATTACTTGATGCTACTAAATCAAGTATCAACAAATTCTATGCTGTACAAGATGCCGCACGTGCCGCTGAAGGTTTTGGTCCAACATGGTGGCCGCACTTGTGGAGAATCAAGGTCAGCCCAATCAATGATGCACAGGAATATCGTGGCTTACTTGGTAATCCAGAAGATGAAGATAGCTTGAAAAATGCTTTAAGCACCTACAATCGTGAGATGGAAATTTCCAATGCTATTTTGGCCAGTGCGGAAGTGGTGACGCCAGCGGCTGGATATAATAATCCCATTATCGGTTCAACAACCTATGTTCCTGTCATCAATGGATTTGACGGTAGTGGCAAGTCTGACATTGTTGTTAACTCGTCAGAAACTGCGTTTGCTGGTGGTGATACATCACAAATACCAAGTGGATTAAGTTTCCCACAAAATGCTTCACAAGGCGACTATTTTATACGAGTTGATTTCCAACCTAATCGATTATTTGTATTCCGTGGCATTAAATGGCAAAGAATTATGGACAGGAATGAAGGTATGGCCTGGACAACAGCCACAGTTAATGCTGGTACCTTTATTAACAATGTAAACTCTGTGTCTGTTAATAATCAAAGTACTAACGACAAACCAATGCCTGAGCGGCAAGCATTGAGTAAAATTTTTACAAAACCTAAGGCAGACAATTAATGGCACAATCTTATTTTTACGATCAACAAATTAGGCGCTGGTTGCTACAGTTCATGCGTCTGTTTGGTGGCTTCAGTGTTAAAATGGGCAAGGATGAAACTGGCAGTGATTACTACCATCAGGTTCCTGTTCGTTATGGCGATACAACTCGTATGAGCCAACACATTTTGAGAAACAACAGCGAAAACACAATGTTAAGTGTTCCTGCTATCAGTTGCTACATCGCT